GTGCTATCAATGCCTTGCTTCTGAAGACCTTCAGCAATAGCCCGGTTCTGAGGATTGTCCCCGCCAAGTTCTGCAAGTAATGCGGATAAGTCTTTATCAGCCATGATTACGTCGCTGTGTTACTAAATAAAATGCCTTGCAAAATTAAACCAACAGAGTGTGTTCCTGATGCGGTTGAATATTGCCACTGAATGTCTGTTTTTTGCGTGTAAGGGAAAGGGTTATTTCGTATTACTTGGTATCTTTGGTCCCAAGCTGTTTGCAATACCGTTAAGGTAACTGGGTTTGTTTGAGCGTTGTTTGTGCTTTTAACTTGATAGTTAATTGCGTTTCCGGGCGCTGCATCGCCATTAAAAGCATTGATTGAGGTAATGTACATGGTGTACCCGTTTGGTACAGAATACACAGCGGCTTGCGACCTCCCCACCCCTATTGAAATTTGCGAGTAAGTAACTCCACCATTCTTGGCTGTAATTGTTCCTACGTTAGTAGTTTGACCAGTACCCGTACTAGTCATAATCATGCTATTAATACGAAGAAACTGATTGGTTGTAGTTACACCTGTTACGCCATTTAGCGTTACTGTTTCTGTTATTGCATCCCAACTTGAATTCAGTCCGCTAATAAGTATTGTTGCTCTAGTATTGTCGGACGCTGAAGTGCTGGCAAGTGTCATTGTTACAGCGGATGCCGGGAAAGCATATTGAGTGGTCCCCGTTAACTCCCACAACGTATAAAGAGTTGTCTTAACATTATCAGAAAAAGCAAAAATATTTACTTGGCTTGCACCAGTAACTTTCCCTCGCGCAACCTGCATTCCCCAATCCGCAGATTGCGAAGATTCTGTACTAATAGGTACTGGTGAAGTGGTTGCCACAAGCTGTCCTAATATTTTATCGAGTTGATTGAAGTACAGCCGCAGTATGTTATTAAGCTGGTCAATATACCTGTAGTCATACTCATTTGGTGCATTAGGCAACCGAGGCGCAATAGCTTGGGATAGCTCATTATCTGAAGTGACAATGTAAGTCATCGTCTGCCATCCGGTCTGATGTCAATACGAGGAGCGCCAAGCTGCCATGTCATATCTGATTGATTGGAATAGACAGAGAAAGACATCTGCCTGCCGCGAACACGGGTATATACTTGCCCCGTAAATTTTTCAATTTCGTAGGATTTGCCGCCAACAGTAATTGTTTGGTCAGTAGTCCCGGTAATAGCAGCATAGCTTGTGCCGCCAACAGAAGTTGGGTTGTTATACCCAGAGCCAGAGTTCTGAAGAGGCAACAAAGTCATCGTTACACTAGGACTGGAAGCGGTAGAACCTCTGAATGTAATGTCAGGAACAAGACGCCAAATGAACCCAAAGTTTTGACCGTCATCAATGTCAAACTGAGATGAGTTGATATAAGCCTCTATTGGAACCCCAGATGCAGAATCCGTTGCATCGTTTAAACCGTTTTCATGTTGAACAAGGTTGTAGCTATATGTTGCAGCAATTGGGTATGAAAGCAATCCGCTGTCTAGCCAAGCGGTTCTGCCCATAGAACCGTAATACCAAACATCTTCTGCATAGTTGTATACGACATATTTGTCTACAACGTTAGAACCAGAAGAACAATAGAAGAACCAAACTTCATTAAATCCTTCATTTGTACTTGCGAAAACTTGGTCAAACTGATTTATGTTTATGTCATCAAATATGTACTGGCGCAAATCACAACGAAGGGACTGGAATCTACCGTCGTATTTGTAAAACTTATCAACCCCCATCCAATACACAACACCAGCAGCCACTGCAATTGCATTTGGGCCTGCAATAGAGATGTTGTCTGCAAGCAACTGGGTCTGCCAGATAGCAGGAGGCCCAAGGTACTGCATTGAATAGAAGCTTGAATCCGTAAGAACTAGGATCTCTTGTCGGCTTTGCAGGTAAGTAACAATTCTTGAACCATGCGAAAGCCTAATACTTCCTGCTTGGTTAGTTGCTGCCGGATACCAAATGGTCAAAGATTCTTGGTCTGACCACCGTATAAGCATAGGATCAAGCACAGTAGACCCGTAATCATTTGTGCCAAACACAATTACAAAACGGCTGGCATCAGATACTGTAAATGTGTTCTGATACAAAGGGCAGTATCCATCTGTTCCAGCAAGACTAGATACCAATATGCCATTGGGATTGATATAAGCAGTCCCGCTACCCGCGCCAGTTGTATTGATTGCCGTGCCGCCAGCGGTTAACGCAAGGTTAAACGAAGTTCCAGTTGAAGCAAGGGCGTAGTAAGTTATCCCCGGCGTAAGTCCAGTTGGCAACGCTCCGGACGTTGAGAACGTAATTGGGGTTCCTGTTGCAATAGTAACGGTTGAGGTTACTACCGCTGGCGAAGCTACAGAAATGCTTGCTGAAGAAGTTGTATACCCAATTGCTGCGTCCCAGTAATACAAAGGGCCGCCACGAGGTCCATACAACAGGTTTTGACCAAAGTTTATTTGGTTCCAAATCCGAATGGCATCTGTAGATGTTCCGCTATTGCCCCAAGTTCCAGAGGACCATGCTCCTGCCCCCCAGCCTACTGTTGGAACAGCAGCGGCTGGACCTACGTTAATCTGATAAACAAAATATGCGGTTGTCGAAGAGCCGGGGCCAGTTGCATTGCTTGAAGCTGTACCAGTTACGCTGATTGTGTAACTGTTTGCACTTACAAAAGTGATTTGGTATTCACCCGCAGCAACCGTAACTCCTCCCACGGTGGGAGCAGAGGTGGCATACGATATGGTTACAAAGTCACCGTTAATTGCACCGTGTGAAGTATGAGTAACCGTAACGGTGGTTTTGCCACTGGCGTTAGTGGAAGTGTTGGTTGTGAAGTAGTTAGTTGTAAGGGTGGCAGTAGTTCTGAACGGGGTGATGTCGTAGTACGCACCGCCGTTCTGAATGTAGAACTTGAGGTTTGTTCCCACTCCAACTAAGTTTTGACCACCAAGAGTTACCCAGTTCCAAAGCGAACGGCATATGCCTTGAAATATGTTTGCGGAGATACGCACCCAGCCACCAATCTTCTGTGGTGTGCCTTGGCGAAACCGGATTTTGTCAGATTCATACCACCCGCCTTCGTTTGTATAGCGTGTGTTTTCTCTGTTAACTCCCGGTTTAAACAGTATCTTCTTGAGTGGCATTACTTACTCGCTACGCCTTTGTGCTTCTCGAAAGACCGCATTCCGCCAAATCCAAGCAAACCGGCAAGCAGCGTCATTAACTGCTCAACATCAAGGTCTGGAGGAGGGTTTAAACCTTTAGGGATGATATCGTAACCTTGTCCAAAAGCCCATAGCCACTGCATCAGCGGATAGCCAAGGAACTGGTAAGCCAAGCCAAGAACCCCAACCCACCCAACAGCAGGACGCCAGCCAGCGACAAAAAAATTAGAGCTTGCTGCTTCAATCTTGTTGACTTCCACTTGCGCCAAATCGGTGGCTTGGTTAATTTTCTTTTCCTCCAGATCGAGTTTGCGGTCCTCAAGCGCCATCTGGAGTTTCTCTTTATCGGTGGTAATGAGGTCACCGGCAACCTTACCCACGCCTTCAATGATGCTCCCAATTCCAATTAGGTCCATTACTTGAGTCCTTGCAAGGTGCGGTTAATCCATCCAAGAAGGAACTTTGACTGCCCTCTGTCCTTGTTGCAGATGTTTGCGTATCTTTGAATCTTTGCAATTGCATATGCAGGAAGAAACTTCTCTGCTGTGCAAATGTTTAAACGCTCTACTGTTTTGGTGCCGATTGCCCCGTCTGGGGTGACGCCAACGATGAGTTGGGCGAGTTTGGATGCAACTCCGACTCCGGTGTTGACGGAGAAGTTAAAGATTGTTTCGGCAATAGCTTGGTTCGCAAGCTCATCCCCTCGGATACGATCCCAAAAATTAACTTTATAGAATTCTCGGACCAGCGGCGTAGCTGCCCCAAAGTCTTTGCGGTCAACGTGTTGCCATCCTGCCCAGTCTGGGTTTGGTTTTCGTGCGATCCCTGCATATGTCTGTCCTCCCCGGTCACCCGGTATGTCGGTTAACTGATACCCGCCTTCATCGTGAATCATCTGCTCAAAGGCAGGAGCAAAGTCAGCCATCGTGCGGCCTCTTGTTGATAAGGTCAAACAAAGTACGAACTTTCTCTTCTAGCACAGCAACGCGCAGGTCGAGCTTGGCTAAGACAACGATTAGCGTAATCAACGCAAGTATCGCCGGAGACGCTTTGAGGAGAATTTCAAAAATTTCCATCACTTAACCTTTTGTTCAAGGATTACGATACGCTCGCGGTTCAGATGGATGAGTTCGCGGTTTTCACCGATCTGCTTTTCTAAATCTTGACGCAACTTTTCTCTGGCAAGCTCTGCACCGCTGTTGGCTGCTTGCTTGTTGTCACTGGTCACCACCAAACTGATCTTGGCGTTGAGGACAGTTACGTCATGCGTAAGTTTGTCCAACGCGGACATCAAATAGACTACGCACGTAAAAAGAATAGGCAAGACGGCAAACGCCGTTTTTTCAATTAGCTGACTCTTGGCTTCCAGTTTTTCGGTCATGTTTGATAATCGCCGTTGAGGTTTCTCGGTCAATTGTCATGTACCCATGACAGGCTATGTTCCAATCTGGCCCCGCTGACATCTCACTCTCGGCGGGAACTTCTAACTTAAAGTGTTTAAACAAATACTCTTTGTCATTCTCAAACACACGCCACACATGGTCCGGAGTACCTCTTCCCTCCATGCCCCGGCTTTTGTTAAACCGGATGAGGTATTTGTTCATACAATCTCAGCGGCAGGAGGCGGAGAACAATGCGGTTGAAACTGAACCCCAAGGTTAAAATGCACAAATATCAAAGGCTCATCTGATGCGTGGCGACTGAATGAATGAGGAAGCCAAGAATTGGCAAAAATTAACATGCCCGGTTCTGGAGTAAAGTTAATCATATTGCTACCAAAACTTGCTTGAGAAGGGTCTTTTTCCGGAAGGTTAGTTTGAACTTTACCGGGCCTTGGATCGTGGAAAACAACTTTAGAACATTTTTCAGGCGCGTTAAGAAAGTAAAACCCAATCATTTGAGATCCAGCGCCATGAATATGTTGTTCCATCAGAGAGTGTTTGTGATGCTCTTGTACCCACATCTCTGTAAAAAACATGCCCATGCTATCCGTAGCATAGCCTTGAAAAGTTAAAGCATCCCATGCTGATGTAGCAACAAAATCTGCAAACTCTCTAACTCTTAAATCGTCAAAGAAACTATTAGTCATGCGAACCGGATATATATCATTCAGTTCCGGAATATGTTTGCGGCTTTCTTCCAGTTTCTCGTTTGCAACAATCGTAACAACCTCCAAAAACTCTGGAGCTTTTGCGGTAGAAACAGATGACGGAAAATAAAAAAAGTGGTTTAAATTTTCAGACACTTGGCAATACCAAATTGTAATTTTCGTCAGGCCGTGGACCCTGCGGTATTCTAGGCATCACCGGGGCAACAGACTCAACTGCATAAGATTGCAATCTGGAAAGATACTCTTCCCAAACTTGGACAGCGTTTAAATTTGAATTTTTTAACGCCCATATAACAGCATTTTTTGCTTGCAATATGCGTCCGTTTATTTCCTTTTGAATTGCGTCTTTAATCTGTTGAGTTTTTTCTTCTCGTTCTTCATCAGTCATTGGAGTTACATGCCAATAGTCAGTCCAAATCCCAGTTTCATCTTTTACATACTCGCAGATTGATTTTTCAAAAGTATCGCAAGTCAATGTTGTTGGAACTCTTTTAAAAGGCTCCCATTCAACTGGTATGCCATCTGGAAACGCTTGTTCCAAGTTTTCTTTAAAAGCCGGATGATTAACGGGTTTCCCGTCAATTACTTGAATAAAAAGTTCCATTGCAAATTCCAATTAATTATCAATTAGATTCCAGTGTTAGGGTATTGTCTGGAAGAACCGGGGTATATGATTCTTACATAACCGCGACCGCCAGAACCGCCGGTAGAAGGTTGGGTTGCACAATACGTACCGCCACCGCCACCGCCACCGCCGTATACACCGCCATTACCACCACATTGATTGCCAAAGACGCCGCACCCGTTCCCGCCGCCACTTCCGCCGCCGTTGGTACTCCCGCTGCATCCAACTCCGTTTAAACCTATAGAGTTGCCGCCGCCGCCGGTGCCATATGTACCACCGCCACCGCCCCCATATTTTCCTCCAGATCCCCCACCGGGGTATGAAATGGCTCCAGTGCCTCCATAATAATTACCGCCAAAACCGCTACAGTAACAAGTAGTAGGGTATAGCACCCCGCCAGCAGCGCCACCGCCTCCCATTGGAACACCAATACGGCTATATGTAAATCCACCAACGCCACCGCCGCCGCGTCCATATTTGTTATTACATCCGGAACCCCAAGGGACCGTACATGATGGGAGTCCACCGCGAGCAGCAGGGTATCCAATCCCGCAAGCGCAATATGGGTCCACAGTACCACCGGCCCCACCGGGACCTTGTATATAGCCACAAGTGGCTGGAGAAGCGGTAAGGTAGAACGTACTAGCGCCACCGCCACCGCCGTTAGCTTTGTTCCCAGAGCGGCCAGCACTACCACCAACGGAATAGTTATAGGTCTGCCCTGACGAAACAGAAAGGTTGTTGTACCACGCTATACCTCCACCGCCTCCACCGCCGCCGCCTTGGAAGTACCCATAACAAGGCCCACTTGGATTGGAATATCCACCGCCCGCTCCAGAGCCTCCGGCGCCTTGGGTAATAACAGTAATTGAAGAAACTCCAGCAGGTACGACAAATGAATAACTACCTGCCGTATCAACAAACACTGCGCCAACAGCAGCATTGGTAGTAATAGAGTTACTAGCCGAACTAGCTGCACTTGTGCCAATACCATTTGTTGCAGTTACTGTAAATGTGTAACTTGTGGATGGCGAAAGCCCACTAACCGTAATTGTTCCGGAGCCTGATGTGCTTAAAGTCCCGGTAATGCCGCTAGGATTAGAAGTTGCGGTATAAGTAGTAATGTTAGAACCACCATTGCTTGCTGGCGCGGTATAAGCAACAGTGGCGGTAGTAGACCCGGTTGCAGTTGCAGTTCCAATAGTCGGAGCACCCGGCACAACAGCAACAACCGTTGCAGTAGAATTAGAATTTGCAGAAACAGAAGCAACTACGTTAGTTGCTGTTACTACGCAACGAATTGTACTTCCAACATCTGCTTGAACAAGCGTATAAGTGCTGCTTGTTGCACTGCCAATATTAGAACCACCGCGCTGCCACTGATACGTATAGGTTGGCGTTGGTGAACCGGTCCATGTACCAGTTGTACTAGAAAGCGTTTGCCCGAACTGAGCTGTGCCAGAAACAACAGGGGCAACAGTATTTACTGGAGCGGCATAAGTATTAATGCTATTGCTTGCAGAACTGGGAACGCTAGTACCATTTGCATTTGTAGCGGTAACCGTAAATGTATACACTGTTCCGGCAGTCAATCCAGAAACAGTGATTGTGCCAGAACCAGACGTACTTAAAGTCCCGGTAATGCCACCCGGACTAGACGTAGCGGTATAGCTAGTAATAACCGAACCGCCATTAAAAGCTGGCGCTGTATATGAAACCGTTGCAGTAGTTGTTCCTGTTGCCGTAGCCGTGCCAATTGTGGGGGCATCGGGCCTTGACCCATAACTTCCACCGACAAATGCACTAAGAATCCCACTCATGTCAACGCAGTCCCTGTGATAACCCAAACAGTGCTGGTTACTTTAAGCGCGTTAGCCACGCCATATTGCGCTAATGTCCGAGTCCCCGTCGTTCCAATATTTGCCAGATACATTGTATCGGAAGTAATTGCAATACTGATTGACGTAGATGACAGGTTAACAAAAGATATTACAGTACCAATAGCATATGGCACGGAAGAATTTGCAGCAATTGTATATGTGGCTGCTCCCGCGCCAGAAGCATGATAGATATGCCTGCCAGCATCTCCCAGAACGGTAGTGTAGTTACCCGTTTGAGCATTCTGCGGAATGTTTAAATACCCGCCAGCGGGGAAAAAATCAGTACCGTCATATACAAGTGTGATATTGCTACTTGGAGCAATCACGGTTCCCGTTTGACCAGTAGCCTTTACTGTCACCGAGTAAGTAGTCGAAAGATTGACTACTGTGTAAATTTTACTGGCAGCAGGAACCGTAATGGTGATATTTACTGATGCCGGATTGCAAAGAAGTATTGCGTATTGAGAAGAGGAAGAGCCAAGACTTGAACCAGTTGTTTTGGTAAGCGTTGTATCTGCTGTAAGCGTCACGCCACCTGCAATGGCAGAGTCAAGGTACGTCGAAATGTAGTTGTTGACAGTATCGCCCCAAGTACCTGACAACTCCCCTTGAGCCGGAAGAGCAAGTCCTAGAAGCGCGGTATATGAGGTTGACATTTTTAATCCTTTACGGAGTTGGGATTTCAACAAACCCCGAACTTGATGTGGTGTTTATTGTAGTCCAATTGGGCGTTTGCTGGTCATCAATCGGTTCCCACAACAGCCTACCAATCAATACAGCACTTCCAGTTGATGTTTCTGTAATAGCAATGTTAAAAATACCGGTGTTAGATGGTTGATCTAAACCTGATGCGGTTTCTGTGATTGCAATGTTGAACGTACCACCAACATCAAGATTCTCTAGTGCCGATGCCGCCTCGTTAAGAATAGCAACTAAAAACGCCTGAGATACTAAAGACTCTATTCCAGATGCTGTTTCTGAAACAGAAAGATTAAATGTAATGTTAGAACTTTGATCTTCTAAACCAGACGCCGATTCGGAAACACTATTGTTTGTGATGGAAAATGCTACAACTGAATCTTCGCCAGATGAAGATTCTACAATTGAAATATTGAACGTACCAGATGACGTTGTTGCAGCTAAACCAGATGCTAGTTCTTCCACATCAATGCTGAATGTACCAATGTTGGAACCGGACTCTGCGCCCGATGCTGCCTCTGTGATGATGGATAATATCTCTCTTAAACCAGCTTGTGAATCAACTCCGGATGCGGTTTCAGAAACGCTGATTTCGAATGTACCAATTGGAAATACTTCGTCCAGACCAGACATAACCTCTAGTATGGTGAGACTAAAAGTACCAATATTAAATAGAACGTCTAACCCAGATGCGGATTCAGCGACTAATGAATCATAACCAAAGCCGCCGATAAGTGACTCAACTCCTGAAGAAGCTTCATTAATTGCTGAAGAGAAAACCAAACCAGCAGATACCGAATCAGCGCCAGAAGCTAATTCTAAAATTACTGATAGTTGCAAACCTGATTCAAAAATCCAACCTAACGATCCGTTGTTAACTGAATTAGCTCCCGCGTACCAAGTATCAGTTAAAGAAAACGCCCGAACGGTTGAAATAGATAAATAGTCTACGTTAGGTTTGTTTGCACCGGTAATAATTAAAGTCCCCGGCGATCCTGCACTAGTCCCGGTAATAGACAACAATCTACCCGCTGCCCCGCTGGCTGTGAACTGAGTAAGACTTTGCGTAGTGTTTGCTAAGCTTATAGTTGTAGCCCCAGTTGCGCTGTATGTGTTGGTAATGTTGTAAAGTGTGGTGTTACTATTTATATTCAACTGACCAGCGCCACCTTGATTAAAGGTGATGCCTGAGAACGAAGCCCCCCCACTATTAATTCCTTTTACTGATGGGGATGTGCAGCTTATTGTCCCTGTGCCCGTAATAGTAAGGTTTGTAGAAGTGACTGAATCCCACCCGCCACCAGCTATCGTAAAAACACTGCCAGAACCAAATGCAACGGTTCTAACGTTTGAATTAGCAGATGAAAAAAGTGAAGAGGCACCAGAAAACAATACGGAATAGCCGTTTAAGTTAAACGTTCCGTTCGTAAGAGTAATGGCCGTCACGGCAACATTTGAAACAAACGCATCTTGTAAAGTAACAGACCCGCCCGGCGTATTTATCGTAATTGGCTGTGGAAAAGTCCTACCAGCACTTGTAATTGTTTGACTTCCACGCCCCGCAAACGTCAGTGTTGATGAATTCAACAGCGTGGTGCCTGTGCCATTGATCCAGTTACCGTAAATTGTGACATTCGATATAAATGATAACGTCATCGTGTTGCTGGTACGAGCACTCATATCTACGGTGCCAATATTAAACAAAGCGTTGACTGTGACTGTAGCTGCTGAATTTAAACCAGTGGCTCCAAAAATTGCGGTGTCTTGAGCAAGAGGAAAATTGTTTGCATTAACTGCGCCACCACTTGATAACGCCCAAGCCGTGTCGCCCCAATTTCCTCCGGTAAAAAGATTCCAATATTTGTTAACCCCCGCGCCAAACGTAATCCCGCTGTTACCCTTGCAATCCCCCAGCCGAGTGCCAGACACAGGAGCAGCAGCGCCAGCGATTGTGATGTCCCTGAAGTCAACATCTGTTCCTGAGAACGCCGCACAGGTCAGCGTTCTGGTTGTACCAAGAGTATTAGATTGTAAAAAATGGCGTGTGGTTGCGTTTGTTCCGGCGGAAATTGTTAAAGTTCCATTGATGGTTTGGTTGGCTGAAAAAAGTATGTTTCTTAATCCAACACCAGAAATGCCAGTAAAATATAAATTGTTAAATGTGTTTTGCCCACTAATTGTTACTGAATTGGGGTTGACGTTTGTAAATGTCAAATTATAAAAAGTTAAACCCGGTGACGTAAAAGTTGGGGCTGATCCGCTGCATACGAGTGTATAAGTTCCAGCGTCTATTTGAACACGAGCCGCATCTGCTTGTGTTGATCCAAAATCAAAAGCAGTTGTTGCTGTTATTGTTCCTGAACCAAAATCAAAAATTGCTTGTACTGGCGTAGATACTGATATGTTTGTTGCGCTAGAACTGTAACTACCAAAACTTAATTTTCCAGTTCTAATTAATATATTTCCAGAGGTTACAAGCCCACTGCCAAGCGTCCATTCACAATTAACACCATAAACAGTAATGGAAGAACCAATGGTAACGCCGTTGGTAGTGAATGTTCTTCCCGTATAACTACTTGATAACGTAATTGCTCCTGTATAACTTCGCGTCAATCCAGTGGCGGGGAGCGTAAAGTTGTCGTGAATAGCTAACGGCGCAGTGCCAGCCCAAGTGACGCTGCCAGTTAAAGGACCTGAGAATGTTATAGCTCCACAACGCAACTGAGTGGCTGTGCAAGTTACCGTATACGCGGTTGAATTAGATAACGAGTCAAAAATGACCGTATCCGCAGACGTAGGTACTGATGCTCCGCCAGCACCACCAGATGTAGCAGACCAGTTAGTTGTAGTGGTTGCATCCCAAGTTCCAGAACCACCACGCCAGTATCTAGTAACGGGGGTAGGGGCAGCGGTAAGGATAAAGCCAGTACCCCCAGTAGAGTTGGCTCCAGCATAGAACTCTCCGGGGCTTGTAGTGCTGACTGTTGCGCTACCAAGAGCAAGGTAATCAACGCCTGATACCCGACTTCCAACAATGGATATTGTAATTGGTGAGCCGCTAATAGTAACTACATTACCCGCTGTACCAGTAACTGTCCACGCACCAAATGTATGGTTGGTAGCAGATAAATCAATTGTGTGAGCAACCGTTTTGGTTGATGCCAACTCAGAAAAAGTACTACCCGAGCTAATAGTGGTTGTTGATATGCTTGTTGCACCACCAATAGTAAGTTTGTTATAGACCTTTGAGCCGCCGTTAAATGTACGGGCAGTTGTAGTGTTGTTTGACAGTATAATATTAGCTGTTTCGCAATAAAGCGTAAACAGAGTGCCCATACTCCAAACGGTTCCTGTCCCGGCCAATGTCCAAGTGCCCGAACCCATCCTTAAATTCGCAGAAGCGCCACCGCCTGTTGTTGAACAAGTGCCATTAATAGTTACATTGTAAGTAACCGCATTAAATGTTCCCGAATTTAAGTTGAGGTTAAAGACTATTAATGCGTCCGCAAGTTGCACCGTACCTGAAATGCAATCTATAGTAAAGGATGCGGGGAAAGTTTTACCCGCACTTGTAATAGTTGTTGTGCCTCTTCCAGAAAGTCCCCAACCAGAAAGTCCGGATATAGTAACGCCACTTCCTAAAGTTATGTTCCCGTATACAGTAAATCCAGTATTAACTGCAAATGTAACAGCGGAAGTTCTTCCAGAAAAGTTAAGTGACCCAACATTAAAACCCTGCATGTTTATCTGAGTTGCTGCTCCAGCATCATCAATCACAGCAGTATCTTGGGCTAACGGGAATTGATTGATGTCGGGAGTCCCACCAGAACTAGGGCACCATCCCGTAGCACTCCAGTCTTGAGTACCAGCAAGATTCCAATAAACCGTTTTTGGGCTGGGAAACGTAATTCCTGTGTTACCTCCACAGTCCCCTGCGCGGGTAGGAGATGATCCAGCCGCCGCTCCGGCAATAGTTATGTCGCGGAAGTCGCAGTCGGCCCCCGATATTGCATTAGCTGTAAGCGTTCTTGCAGTTCCCAGCGTGCTTGAAGTTAAAAATACACGCCTAACCGCAGAGGTGCCAACAAAAGATAACGTGCCGTTAATTGTTTGATTGGCAGAAAACGATCTGCCTGAAAGGCCAGCCGAAGAAGGCCCATAGAACTCAAGATTATTAAAAGTATTTGCGCCAGTAATCGCTGCTGTAAATCCATTTGCCAATGCAACAAACGACACGTTATAAAATGTTTGGCCTCCCCCGGCAAGACCACCCAATGCGTTTGAGTTTGTTATATTTGAAGTGCCAGCATTAAAAATTAAATTTGTGGACGTTGTAAAATCAACAAAATTTCCGCTGGATGCACAAGTTACCGTACTAGCCCCAAGAGTAATCGCCCTGACGTTAGAGTTGGTAGACGATAACGCAGATGCTGTTACGGCGTATCCGTTAGTAGTAAATGTACCGTTAGTAACGGTAATAAAGTTACCCCCAATATTTAACGCATCCGCAAGCTGAACTGTTCCGCCGAAAGAATCAATAGTAATTGAAGAACCAAACGTTTTTCCCGCGCTAGTAATTGTTTGTGTGTTGCGTCCAGCAAATGTTATATTTGAACCTCCAGTTATGCTAGTGCCGGAGCCGTTTGTCCAATTACCATAAATTGTACTTGCATTATTAACGGCAATTGCCATAACACTTGTCCTGCCAGACATATCAATACCAGAAATAGCAGAAGCTAGTAAGCTATCAAGTGTTACCGTGGCGCTTGTATTAAGCCCAGTATTAACAATAGTTGCGGTGTCTTGTGGAAGGGGGAAATTGTCATCTGATACCGCCCCGCCAGCACTTGCCGCCCAATTGGTTCCAGACCAGCTTCCACCTGCGGCTGTAGCCCAATATACGGTTTTTGATGTAAATGTTATTCCTCTGGCACCACCACGGTTGCCAAGCCGAGTCCCAGAAATGGGCGCTGCTGTGCCTATAACGTATAGGTCTCGAAAGTCTGCATCAGTCAGGCTTGGGGTGCCGTTGATTGTAAGCGTTCGTGCAATACCAACTGTATCGGATCTAAGAAATACTCTGCGATTACCTGCCGTGCCTGTGGTAGAAAGTGTGCCGTTGATTGTTTGCCCAGCATACAAATAAATGGTACTCAATCCGGCTGTCGCAGGGCCTGTAAATGTTAAATTATTAAATGTATTTGCACCTTGTATAAATTCTACGTTACTTGCTGTGGTATTAGTAAAAGATACATTATAAAAAGTTCTATTTCCACCGTTAAACGTAACCCCTGCTGATGACAACGATATTGACGATGTGCCAGCATTAAAAGTTAAGTTAGTGGAAGTTGTAAAATCTATACCCCCTCCACCATTTATTGAAACAGTGCTAGAACCTAAATTAATTGTTCTGACATTGCCGTTACTAGAAGACAAACCTGTGGTAGTTACAGCGTAGTTGTTTGTGGTAAAGGTTCCACTAACAAAGGTAATTCCAATTGTACCAGTAGTAGAAAAAGCATCTTGCAAAGCCCATGTTGCCGTAGAAGTGCCACTACCCCCCAAAGTAAAGTTAGATGTTATTGATTTGCCATTTGATGTAATTGTATATGAGCCAGTGTTGGCTGGCATAGCTATAGTTGATGTATGCGTCCAAGTCATTCCGGACGCAAGAACCAGATTTCCATTAACATTGACAAGGCTTGAACCGGCAAATGTTCCGGTATAACCCGTAAAATTTAAACTTAGGCAGTTGCCCGTAGCTGTTACGGTTACTGTTCCTGTGCCAGAGGCCGCATCAAAAAATACGTCATCGGCTGACGTAGGCACACTGGCCCCACTGGTTCCGCCGGATGTTGCAGACCAGTTAGTTGTGGTTGAAGCGTCCCAGTTACCTGTCCCACCAACCCAGTAACGAGAAGCCATGCTTTACTCCGGCGGAGTTTCTTGCGGAGGAGGGCTAACTACGGCAAGCCAATTATTTAGCCGCTGCTGCTTCATTGCTTCAATCTCGGCGTCAGACGGAATAACGTCATCATAGAAATGCAACGCATCTCGAAAGACGCCGTAAGGCGTGTCAAACTCAAAATCAATCTTCATGGGATTAAGTCGCGGTTAGGCTAAACGTATAGGTAACATTAAGCGTGTCGCCGTTAACAACGGTACGATCACCACCAGTAAAGTCGGAACCAGAAAACAATGTTCCAGACGTACCTGACTTTGCACTGCCACTAGTCAAGAACGCTCCGGCAACCGTACCGCCAGCGTTGATTGAGAACACAGCAACTGATGCCGAGTTGGTGACAACCGAAGGGTTTGCCGTAGTTGCAGTCGCAAACGTTGGTGCTACACGGGTAGCTTGGCTATAACCCGTAAATTCCGTCCAACCAGCATGACTTGCCATTGTGTCGCTAGCAGCAAATGTAGTACCCGATCCCGGCCCTGTAACAAGACCAATGTACCAAGACGTAATTTGGGTCACGCTTGTCAATGCGGTGCCAGCCATATACTGGATACCAGAGTTAACCACTAGGTTACTGTTACCCTCTTCCCATTTAAGGTCACCGTTCTCATCGTAACAGAGAACGTGGAAGCGACCAGAAGCAAGCATTTTTTCCATGATTAATCCTAAGATCTTATTAACGCGGTTGTTGCGCTGTTGGGCGGAAGAGTAACAGTAAAAGTATTGTTTGAAACAATTTTGTCTGAACCAAAGTTCAACACAGCAATAGACTTGTTGCTTTTGCTTAAATTATAAATCAACGCACCCCTACAGGTAAACGAAACGTTTGACCAAGAAGGATTGTCAAAACTTATGTATACAGTTGCGCCATAGGTGGTCACCGTTACATTGGTAAGTGCCTGACCACCGGCTGTGTAATTTGCGCTAGATACTTCGTTAGATGATGAATAGGTAGTTGTATTGGCGTTTAAATCAGCCGCTGCGGTGTACAGCGCCATTTTCAACGTGTCCGTGGATAGATTCTGCCCTGCTGTATAGCAGTCATATTTAAACGATGTGGTGACGGTCTGAGTAATCATATGACTTTGTATTTAGGTGAACCGTCACGGTAAGAGTCACCTTTCTCTTTGGCATCGCCCAGTTGCTTGAGCAGAGACATAGCGTTTTCCGCTCTTCCTTTATACAGGGCAACCATATCCTGTTCACCCTTCATGTAAGTAATTGCTTCTACAAGCGAGTAATTAAGCAATGCAATATCAAAGTTATCACCAAGCCAAGTTATATTAGACGTAACAATTGACTCTGGATAAAAGTAATAGTGAAGCTCAAGGTTATATACAGCGTCTGGCGTTGGCCCAACTAAAAATGCTAATTCTGTTGGAAGATCAGATCGTGGCCCAAACAAAGAGTAATAAACTGGTTGCCCGGTATCAGTAGGATTTGGGTAAGCCTGTCTAATAAAGTTAACGTCTTTGTTTAAAAGGTATGTATAGTTGCCAGTTACATCAATAACCGCAAAAGAAAAAGAAGACAAATAATCAATTGGACAAGCAACGTATTTGTTATTTGTGGTTGTAACACCAGTTACGTTTTTACGCAAAGATGGCAACTGAACAGAATTATAAATTGTCTGTTCAGCTTGCGTAATAAACCGATTGAGGATGCTAGGCGTTGTTGAATAGTCAAAGCTATTTTCCGAATAGTTTTGTACCGCCGCAACCAACTCGGTATAGGTCATGCCATCGGACCCCTAGCCATCGTGCCTTTGGTTGCACAACCATTTCCACGGGTTTTGATCCCAGTAGTTTTAGGCTCTTTGTACGGCTTGCCAGCAATAGACGCCACAGACATAGCAACATCTTCAACTGTGTTGCGGTCTGATTTGCCATAGCCAGTGCTGCTCAAGTCAACCTTTGGACTGGAGCCAGTATGAGGTTTGGCATAGACGCTGGCAGGGCCAACTTCTTTGCCCTTTTTTTTCATAGTGAATGCCATGATTACCTCTGGTTCATTGCGCGGGACATATTACGCCCGAGCTTTTTGCGGTCAAGACTGGTGGGTCCACCCTTCTTCATGCCGTGCATTTTTTTCTCATGCCCTTTGACCACTTTCGCGGCCTCGACATCAGCAATGTTTTTAACTTCTTTGCGGTTCATTTTAAATCCTAAGTTACCGTTACGTTGCCAAGTGTAAAGCTTAATACTAACGCATTTGGTGTCAAGCCATCATCAATTCCTTGCGAGCCACCTACTGGTTGCCAGCCCCATTCAAACACCCTGCTGCCTTCTTCTGGGTATCCATTCTGACTGACACTAGTTCCGCTTGTATTGTTTGTTCCAAGACCGCTGTTACCAGACTGATAATAACTTACATCTGGTCTGGGTTCCCTGACTGCTTGCGGGTCATAAACTGGATAAAGACCTAATGACAACTGCGGCTGGTCAGGGTCCCAACACTCAGGACAAACTTTAATTTGAAAAAGTTTTGTTTTGATGACCTCTTTCTTTAGTTCACTCAGTTTGTAACGCTGACCACATCGGTCGCATTCAGCAATTGAGAACTTGCCAGATGCGTACTTATTTGCCATTAGAAGAACATCTGTCTGGGAGCCAAGCGCAAGGAAGCCTTTTCGCGGTCTTCGTCTGCTGCGAGACTCCACTGCTCATCGTATTGGGATTTGAGCATTGCAACTCTGTCTGCTGCTTCCGGGATCTTAACCGCCAAGTAGTAAGATAAGCCAGCAATGAGGCAAGGAAGGAATCGAAAAGGGATGTCTTCAGTTTTTGTTCCTGAACCTGCATCTTGGATTCGCCTCATGCGCCAGTAAACAAATGTGTAAGAACCGCCAGCATTTGCTGTGGGCCAGATATTGATTGTAGTGCTATTAACTACTGAGATAATAGCGCCAGCAGTATGGCTGGCTGCGGTTGTCCCATTCTGTCCACGATTACACAATTGTAGGACATTACCCAATACGCTTGTGAAGTAAATCTGTTCATTATCAATCTGAATGTATCCGGCACCGCCCAGACCAGATGCATCACTAATTGTGATAGATGTATCAGTTGCGCTAATTGAAGAGGAAAGAGTTACTGAAGTCGTATAACTAGAGTTGGTCTGCCTGTTAATCCAAACTTGAATTGGGCGACCTTGAGCCAGTTTGTTAGGGATTGTGGAGTAGGTGGACTCCGATATCCGTGTGATGTTGATATCTTGCTGGTTTGTAGTTGCTTGATTCTGCCTGATTACATGATCAAGCAAATCAATAGTATCTGCTGGCAGAGGATAAGCAACCTGCCCTTGAATAAGAGGAATTTCCCCTTGTTCAATTGTCCACAGATTGATTCCTTTGTTTGCCCATTCTATGGTCATTAGATTCATAGAACGGCGAGCAGTACGAAGCTGATACCCGCTTCGCATCTCAACACCACAACGCTCATAACATTCTTCTGCTATCTCATTGAACGTTAAGTTAAACGTAGCGGTGCCGGATGTGCTCATCGTTTAGCCGTTTTTGCTGACTGTTTAAATGCTTCAGCAGTTGGAGCGCCCTTACTACCGGGCTTTCTCATCTTTTCGCCAGAACCTTCGGCTATTCGTTTTCTTTTGGCGTTGATGTTGTCATAAAGACCGCCACCCGCTGCGAACGGAAGACTAATACCAATGCCACCAGAAGAAGGGGTTGCCTTCATTCCTTGCTTGTTTAAATCAAGGTTGCCTGACAGATACGCGGTAACAACCGCATCCCTCACAGATTTAGGGGCATCAGGCATCAACTGACTGATTTTTTTCTCAATGCTTAATGTACCGGAGGCTCCTGCGTTGCCTTTGTCATAACTAAGGCTTCCGAGGTTAAACTTAACGTCGCCGCCTTCGTTGTACATAGCAACGTCATCCGGGTTATCTTTTCGTTTGATAACCCGTTTTCCCGGCATTTTAGAGGGGGCGATTGCCCCCATCCCGCGAGAAGGGCGCATGGTTTAGCACATCCCGCCACGTTTCATCTTCACTTGAAACGCTTTGGTTTTACCACGTTGAGCGCAACCATCAGCATTCTTTACAAAACCACCAGAAGCCATCTTGACCATCTTGGGTTGGGTCTTGCCTTTCTTGGCAACGCCATCTGCTTTTGCGTAACCGCCTTCAGCCATCTTTTTGACTGACCCGCCAGCTTTCATTGGAGGACCGCCTTGTGGACGCATTCCATACTTAGCTTGAAGTGCCGCAATAGAGTTAGGGTTCATTTCTGGACCCATTGCTTGCATTGGAACACCGCGACCGGAATTCATACGAGCGCTACGCATAGGCTGACCCATGTCCATCCCGCTATCTGGCTCACCGCCATAACGCATTCTTTTCACATTACCACCTTTAGCATACATGGTTGAACCTTTTGATTCTTGACGTTCTTTACCTTTTTGCAAACCACCGCGAATAGATTCACGGAAACTTTTTAATGCATCACCAATTTCTTCGCCCATAGATTTTTGACCAGCGTACAGGTCATTAATCGTTGGAGCTTTCCGCATTTGCTCAGTCATTGCAGTTGGTTTTTTGCGAAGAACTTCCTCTTCTGCATCTTTAAGCAGTTTCTCAGAATCAATCTTCGCAGGAACCTTGCCTTTTGCAGGAGCAGCAGTAACGCTCTTGGTTTCTTTGGTTTCAGAAACCGTTACCGGCTTTGCGCGTTTTACAGGAGGTTTATTTTCCGACATTAAAGACTGACGGTACTCCTCTGCTTTTTTAGAGTTTCCGGCGAATTTAAATGACTGTTCTCTGGGTTTGCCAACATCCTTATCTTCAATGTAATCTGGTCCGTAAGTATAACTTTCGTAATCCGGTTTTGATGCTAAACCCTGTGCATAGTTTTTCCCCTCGTTTGGCCCACCCTTCTCCCGGTCTTTCATTTGCTGGGCGACGCTGGGAGTTTTAACCGGCGAAGTTTTTGGTGGTTTAACTTCGGTCGTGCTGGCAATGGGCGAAGAAGAGGCAGAAGAAACAGTTGGTTTGCTACTTGTTGGACGGTTAACACCAGTTCCAGACGATGGTTTATCCATTGTCATTGGACGGGTTTCTTCTTCTTTCTTTTTGCCAAAACCAAAGAAGCTCTTGATGCCTTCAAGGTTCTTTGCGCCTTGAGCTTTCTCTGCTTCGTAATCGGTATCACGTTCAAACGGGTCGCCCATGCCGCCGCCGGCCATTCGACGCACTTTACCGCCACGCTTCATGCCTTTTATTTCGGCTTCTTCGTGCTTAATCATGGATTTGGGAGCGCCCTTCTTTTTCATGAAGGCCACTTCTTTGCCAACCATACCTTTGGACTCTTTCATTTCGCCACCATTGCTAAAGGTTTTGCCTTTGTCGGCTGCTGCATAGTCTTTGCCCACGGACTGGGGGACGCCAATTTTCTTGGCAAATGAAGGCGAATGGGCAATCGCTTCCATAAAGTTGTGCTGTTTCTTTGAGTGACTAGGCATGATTTGCTACCAATCTGTCAATTTTTGCTTCAAGTCTATCTAAACGATCCATTACACGATTGATGTCAGCGTGGACTTCGCTCTTAGTAACGTATTCTTTAGCAATCTCTTCGCGGGTTCTATTAAGAAGAATCTGCACACGTTTGATTTCGTCAAACGAATTCTTCACAATAAAACCAACTGCACTGATTGCAACAGTCAGTATAACGTTCCAGATTTGGCCTTCCATCTCAACACTTCCACGCCCGAAGGCTTTTGTTAATCCGGGAGTCGGGGTCGTTGGCTGTTTTTGCTGAAGTAAGTTTCGATTTCATGCCACTCATTCTGGCACAAAAGCTCTTCTTTCTCCCTGCGTCTTCTTTCGTTTTTGGTTTCGGGGCGGGAGGCTTTAAGTTCATTCCTTGTGATTTCGCGGATGCGCGTCCCTTCGCGTTCAGACCCCCCTTGGGGTCCTTTCCTTCTGCCTTTTGCCAAGCTGGAGTTCCCATGAT